ACAATAGTTTATTTTCAAAAACTTTTGTCTGTGTATAATATATATGTACATTCTATCCATAGTTCGCCACGATATCAATCACGGAGAAATGGATATATTCCTGCCAATGAAAGTACCTACAAGGTCTATGTGTGAAATAGCATTCACAGATGCGGTGAACAAAGACAAACAACGTTTATCTAGAGACTATGAAGATGATGAATTTGTAGAGGATAATTTTGAATATAAACACAGTATACATGAACTAGACGGATTGCTTCATATCAATAAGCGTCGTACAACCGATTAATCATAAAAAAACAACCGATTAATGTCGTCCAAAATACAAAAAATCATAAACTGCTCGTCTAGAGTAAGTTCATACATATAAATTAGAGTTACATTTTAATTCTAATTTATAATTCAATTAAAAAATACGGCGAAGTTGAATGGAAGAGTTGTCTCCAAGAAATTTGAAGTTTGGTAAATTACCTACACCACTCGATATAGATTGGTATAAATACGTCCCCGTTTCAGCGGTTGTCCCGCCAATCGTTACTTCTTCAAAGACGGGCTCTGCCAAAGTCACATAAGAGAGTGCCGAATCTTCTTGATTGAATTGATTTCTATTGCCACTTCCCGCTCTGCTAACCAATACATTGACTATACCTTTTTGGTTACCAATATGACTCCTAGCACCACCGCTGTATAGACCACATCCCGACGCTTGAAGTTCGTAAGACCCAGCATCAAGTCGTGAATTAATACTGAGAGGAGCTTTATACACGCCGACAATATCTCCACTCTCGGATGACGCAATGGAACTACGATTTATTTCAACTCCGTCTTTTAACAATATAAGATGACACGCTCCCAATGCGGAATATTCAATCACTGGTCCAGCGGGAACACCAGCATCTGAAAATCCACTTTCTGTGAAGCATTGAAATTGAACTTGGGCATTAAATATGGATCCATCTTTGCCGGAAGCTATGTCAAATGTATCTAAAGTAAAAGTAGTTAAAGAACTTTCAATAACATTTCCGCTAGTCGTGTTTGTGTTGGTTAGTAACGTATCATTCCACGTAAAGTCATCGCTCCATTCCATAGATTTAAAAGTGGAAGAAAAATCTGAAGTGTCACTTCCGGTAAAGTCTGTGGGTTCAGAAACACCATCAAATTCGGATGCTCCCATAACCAAATTAAACTCGCCTACATTATCATTAATATAAATTGGTTTATTGATGTAATATTTACCCGCTGTGTAGTTAGATGTCGTAGGAGTAGTCGACACGAAGGAATTCGTTACGTCTAAAACAATTTCTTGGGTGGTACTATCTTGGTCAGTATAATTCAAGGCAAACTTCTCGTGAACATTCGACAAAGGAAAATACGCTTGATCTGTTTTAAATTCAAAAGCAATCTCTCCTGTAATTAAATAAAAACCTGATTCAAGCATACTATCGTATTTTGCTACTTCTAAAGTGGTAGTTCCCGCATGTTCGTTTGTGTCTTCAACCATTTCATATTCAACCAATTTACCTCCATCAATACATCCATCACGAAGTGTTTTTAAAGTTCTCATATATACTAAGTTAAGATAAAAAAAAGGGTTACGTGTTTCATAAATCCTTGCTAAAAGTCAATTTTCGTTGTGTGAGGACCAGTTGCGGGTATGATTTCATAATAGTAGTCCATCTACTTTTGACATTTTTCAACTTTTCAATTTGTTTCTTGTCAAGTCCTAAATAAGAGTCCAACAAGTATTTTGAAGATTTTCCCCCCATCGCATTCATAAAAAAGGTTACACTATGCGATTCGGTCAAAATAAGTTTGGTAGCTTTGCCGTTACAAGCCGTATGCGTCGTGTAAATAACACTCGTTCCAGTGTGCCTTCCTGTTGTGAGTGCTTTGTCTAGTATTTCATACACTTTCTTTAAAATCGGTTTGCTTGATATACAATCAACGTCGTCGAATATGAGTAAACTATCTTTAAAATCGTCGATTGAAAATTGTTCTCCAACAAAGTCATCATCGTGTATTTTAAACCGCTTCACTTTCTTTATTTTGTCCAATACCGCATCATCACCAACCGACGAAAATAACATAACCTCATTTCTCGGATGCTTTTTTATGTATTGTTTTATGTATTCGGCACTATAATACGATTTTCCGCTTCCACTAGCACCAGTTATATACAATATGTCTCGTTCTTTGTTACTTGCAACTTGCTGAAATGATTGGTGTGGTTCTAAATCAATTGTGGTATATCCGTTTCGAACTTCGCCATCCAGCTCCGGGTCGGATAAATAAACAATTTGTTCCTTCTTTGTATTCCTTTTATCGATAATTTTAGCAATAGGATTACCAACGGATTCGAAATTCAACATTATATAAAGATTAGATTTAATTTTTATATGATTCTATGAAAAGTAATATAAACCTAACTAAAATAATCCAATATCTATGATTGAAATAACCAAAATAATGAATTACTTAAAAAGAACTAATCCGAAACTATTTTACGAGATAAAACAACTACAATACATCAAACAAGTTTAAAGTCCTTTTTGTGAAATGAATCGTTTGGCTTGTTCGTTGATGTTTTTTTTCAGCGTTCTAATTTGTCTCCTTAATAATGGTTTCATTTCGTTCTTCTTTTTCTTTTTACTTATTTCTTCTAAATCGTTCACTACTGGAAAAGCGGATATAGTTTCTTTAAGAAGTTGTAGACTTTCACGTATTTCTGTTAAATTAAACTTTGAACTATCCAACACCAACAACATCGTCTCTAAATCACTCTTACATCGGTATATGAGACCATTGGGTGAGTTAAAATATTCGAGCAAAAGTTCTTGTTTCTGTGGTTCTTCGTTTTTAAGTTTTAACAAACTAAACATTCGTTTTAATGCTTTCATATAATTTCCGTCTCGAACTTCCATGGCGTATTCATTTTTAATATTTTCAACGATTTCTTCTAGAGTCATAGACATATTTGGTTCTCCATCTAAATAAATGTTGTATACTTCTGTAATCTCAACAAATCGACCCGATACTAAAGCCACAATGTCCATTTTTATCATCGACTTATGTCGTAACGCTTCTGCAAAACTCACACCTTGATTATTATTGTTCTTGATTTCTTCATACGTCCAGCGTAACGAAACACCATTTTTTTCACCACATTTAAAGTCTGTAATGACTACATTGTCTGACCGCTTTACCACTTCAAATACGCTCTTAAAATGGTTATAAATCATTGTATCGCTTTTACCACTAACGTTTTCAAATAAGTCATAATCCGAATAATAGATTGATTTTTTGATAGACGCTGAACCTACTACATTCACTTTGGATTCGAGAGACATTAGTTTGCCGATACTGGCTACCGCATTATTGTATTCTTTCATATATATAGTTGGATATTAAAACCCGTCGTGTGGGGGCGAAACCCTATGGTTCATTTGGGTTTAAATTAATAGATGATCGGTCATCGATGGTTGAACCCATATTCTGAATGAGGTTGTTTAATTCGCTATATTTCTTTTGGAGTCGCTTGAATATGACATCATACTTAGATATTTCAGGTGAAGCAGACGATACACTGAAGTTCTCTTTTATGGTTTGAGCGTCGCCTTTAAGTGCTTCTTGTAATTCACTATCGATTTCAATCGTCCATTGTGATAGTTTACTTTTAAATGTATTGTATAATGATTCAGTAAGTGGTGTCATTTGTTGAAGAAGATTCGCAATGGTTGAGTCTGATTGGCTTAGTGTCTTATATATGATATTTTGTTGAGCAACATCAGGTGACCCTAATTTTAGAGCCATTTGTTGGTTTTTGATAAAATCAAGGTTTTCTTTCAGTGTTGCTTTATATTTACTGCCTCTTACTGCACCAGCAAACTTATTGCTCCATACATCAAGAGCAATTTCAATTAGAAAACGTCGTTCCATTAGGTCGGGTACTTTATTTATCTCTTCCACTTCTGCCTCCATTATACTTTTCAAGTCTGTTAGCCCCTTCTCAAGACTTACAGATAGTTGGTTTTTAACTGCTTCTTTAGTATCAACATTATCCAGTTTGTATTGTGTATATTCGGCCTCAAGTTGTTGTTTCAAGAACGACTGATCCCCTTGTTGTAGTGTTGTCTTTACTTGTAGTTGATTTGCTAAACCATAAAGATTGTTGAAATCGCTCAACCATTTAGACGAACCAGTATCTTGACCGGATTTGATTCTCGCTATTGTCTCGTCAGGTGTTTTTTTCAATTCTTTCATACCTAAACGCTCAAACCGTTTAGCGACTTCAAACACGCTATTTCCATCCAAACTATACACAGAAGTCATATATATTTAGGCGTATATTTTATTTTCATAATATATAATGAAACAATTTACAGAAAACACATTGAAGAAATCGCAATATGTTGACGCTATTAATTACTTTGTCACCAACTTTGATTTAGAGTCAGCATTCCCACATTGTAAAATCGTCAAATACGCTAATCTTGAAAAATATCAACATATTTACGATTTACTCCCAAATCGAATAGATTTTTGCTTTATATTGACCGAATCCAAATACAATCAAGGTCATTGGACTGCTTTAATTAGGAACGATAACAAATTCGAATATTTTGATAGTTATTCCGACAGCCCTAAATCAATACTTGACTTTATCCCAAATTATATGAACAAACAATTGGGCAACAACTGGTCCGAGGATTTAGGAAAAATTATCAAAAGTATAAAACCAACAGACAAGTTTATGTATAACAAAACCGCACTACAACAAGAAATGGAAGGCATCAACACGTGTGGACGTTGGTGTATCCTTCGTGTTGCTACTTTTCTAAAAGAAACTATGGACAACAAGCAATTTGTCTCTTATATCAAGAAGCAACAACGAAAGGTAAAACGACCACTCGATGAAGTTATAACAATGTTGGTCTAATTTTTTTATATAGGATAATATATATAATGTCACGATGGGAATACGTGTATCTGAATTGTCTTATAAATAATATAGATAGTAACAGCGACTTTAACCACGAACCGCACCTTGTTTTCAATGAAGACAGAACTTCTCCGCTAATTACCAATTGTGAAAACTACGATATGAGCATTGCCAACTTTAAAGTGGATTTGAAGACATTGCCAGTGTTTATTCCAACGATAAAATACTCCGAGGATGATACGAATGAAAGCATTCGTAACCGAACAATATACAGTATCACCCTCGAATATGGTGGTTACGCTTCTACTGCTCACATTTACTTTGAACCCCAAGACAAAACCAACGGAACAACGCCTCCAAGGTTCAAGGGTGGATATGCTGATTATCGTTCAGGGTATTACAATCTGTACAACTATGAGTTTTTTTTCGTGTTAGTCAACGAAGCGGTGAAACAAGCATTTATTGGTCTTCAAAAAACTCTACTGGAGTTTGGTCAATCAAAGAATATAGGGACAGATATGCCTTATTTCATTTTTGATAAAGATACTGGTTTAGTGTTTTTAAATGCTCCCGAATTGACATTTAACGATGACACCCCCAGCGATGTAGTCAATATTTACTTAAATAAACCGCTTTATAGACTCTTCAATTCGCTACCATTTACACACGAACTAACTACATTTGAGACTATGACCACAAAGGTGACCGCAAATGCTTATAAAATAAAAATGAGTGACTTCGGTAATGTCGCCGAGAACCAAGTCTTTCCTCCACAATCCGACGGAACTATAGCATCGGTAAAGGTCAACTATATATCGGTTCTTCAAGATTACTCTACTCTCGATACTTGGTCACCAGTAGAGTCTATTGTGGTGACCTCAAATACGATACCCGTTCAAAGTAGCAACACATCCGCAAACCATAGTTTTCAAAACGGGTCTGAAACCATAAGCGGTTCTAGCAACATCGTAGAACTTGAACTCTCAGATTTTAAAGCGGGAACACCTATCCCCGGGGTCATTTACGAACCATCTTACCCACGATGGATTAATATGCGAAACCAAAGCGAATTATCCAATATCAATATTGAAATGTATTACCGAAGTAAATTAGACGGCTCACTAATCCCAATCACTATATCGTCGGGTGGAACATTTAGTATAAAATTGGTATTTAGAAAGTTAATGTAGACTGAATCTTTTAGAAGAAGTTTTATCGCTAATTGCTATTTTTTTTATCTTTCTACAATATATAATGTCTAGCGAACTTTCTACCTTTCTAGTCCAAGATCCACGTATCAGTCGTATCACCAGCGATGTTCAAGTTGCTGTAAAAGACGGCCCGGCTTCGTGTGTGGTTCAAGGTTACCCTACTAACTCGAATAGCTCGTCCACTACCCTTTTCAATGTCAATGTCCCAAGCGAAAACACTCTTGTAGACCGTAATATTCGTGTTCAAGGCACGATCCAATGTGTTATGGAATTAACTGTAGGTTCAACAGCGTTTAATGTCGATACTTTACAAATTGTACCAGCAGTTTTCCCCCTTAATCAAGCACTTCAATCGGCGTCTCTTACCCTTAACAATGCTAAAGTCTCGGTTCAATCGGCGGATATTCTCAACGTTATAACGAAACAATACCATCAACGATTTTTAAGCAAACACATCCAAACTACCCCGTCTATGGTAGACAAATATTACGCCAAAGCAGTCGATGCTATGGCGGAGAACAAACCCTCGGCGTGGGGTGCTGGTGTTGATTCTGCCGAAAAAGACAGCGATACCGCGGGTCGTGCCGACTCTAGCATCAGTTACGTTGTCTACACAAGTGCTGGTGCTGTGGTTGACTCAGGTAACTTGACTGCCAACACAACCTATTATGTAGAAATCTCTCTTGATGTGAATGAACCCATATTAGGAATGCCAACTCTTGAATTTAAAGAAGAAGAGTCGTCTTATTTAGGCATTAACAACCTCGAACTTGTGCTTCAATACAATGACTTTAAGAATGTATTTAATGTAAACCAAGAACTTGTAATGTCTTTCTCGAGTGGAGTTAAATTTGGAACTCAAGCATCCACTCTTTTCTTGAAAGATGACGCTCGACTAATGGCTCGGTATATTAGTCTACATCCATCGCAATACGCAAAACTCAATGCTAAAAATATCCTTCCATATGACGAATTTGTAGCCTACAAAACAACCCTTTCTCTTCCGTCGGATGGTGTAGGTGTAAATGGGGCTATGACGAACGTCATTTCTATGCGTCAAGTGCCTGACAAGATTTACCTTGTGGTACGCCCTCAATATCGGTCACAAAAAGCATATTGGTCAAATAACCTCAGCTACCCAATCTCTCAAGTTAATATCACTTTCAACAACAAAGCGGGACTTCTATCTGAAATGGATGCTTATTCGCTTTACCAAATGTCTCGCCGTAATGGTTCTCAACAAACTTGGAATGAGTTCCGTGGCGTGGTTCGAACTGGGAACGGAACGAAACACACTTCTTTAGGAAGTATTATCGTCATCGATCCAGTTCGTGATTTAGGATTGAGCGATATGCTTTCGAGTTCTAGTCTTGGACAATTTGGTTTCCAAGCGATTGTGACTACAGAACCAATGGAAGGTATTGCTAACTCGGCCTTAGCCAATATTGAACTTTGTGTTCTTGCGAACTATGGTGGTGTAATGATTACTGAAAGGGGCTCGAGTGCGACGATGAGTGGATTACTCACCAAATCAGAAGTATTAGAAGCGAAAGAAAAAGGAACTTCCAAAATCGATTATGAAGATGTCGAAGCTATGTCGGGCGGTAATCTTATGAAGAAAGGCGTGACCGCTCTCGGCGATGTGCTAAAACGCAACAAAGGAGCAATCAGCAAAGGAGTAGCCTCAGCGGTAGAGTCGGCTATTGGCGGAGCAAAAACGTCGTCGTATTCAACGTCTGGTGGTTCTCGGCTCTCCAAATATATGTAAGCATTTAGTCTCCAACACATTTTTTTTATCTCAATAGATATTATATGGAGTATACGAATGTTGTGTCTAGTCCACTTGTAGGAATTTCAGGTGGTAAATTAGACAAAGAAGTAGTCAGAAAAGTTATTGAACATCTACCACTAACCTCAGCCAACAAAAAACGATTGAAGAAACTTGAATCATTACATGGTGCTGGTTTTTGGTCTGATTTTGGAACTGGGTTTAAACAAGGAATCAATGACGGATTAGATGTAGCAGGTAAAGTCGCCGACGTTGGTATGAAGGTAGCCCCTTTAATCGCAATGGCTGGTTCAGGTAAAAAATCTGAACTAGACAAAGCAAAAGAATCACTTAAGAAGTATGTCAATCGAGAGCGAAAAACATTGCCATCTAAAAAACATTTAGCTCTTCTTGAGAAAGAAGGTATCATAAGTCAGAAGTCTGAAGGTGGTAACGTCTTTAAAGATATTGGTAAAGGTGTTTCGTCTGCTGTAAAAACAACACGTAAAGCTGTCAAAAATCCCGCCGTAAAAGGTGCTATTATGACTGGTACATCGTTGGTTGCACCAGAATTAGCTCCAGCCGTTGGATTAGCACTTTCCGCAGCTGGAAAAGCGAAGAAACAACCCAGTGCATGGATTCAGTTTGTTTTAGAATTTGCTAAACAAAACGGATTAAAATACGGAGACGCTCTGAAAAAAGCCGGTCCTGCTTATCGAAAAATGAAAGGTGGATCGTCATACAATATGGCTGTTTAATCGAATAATATATTACTAACGGTAATGTATTATTTTTTAGTATCATTTCTTAATATAATTATTCAAAGCTACGTCCAAACTGGTTGACATATCTGCTGTGTCTTCTTTCAAATTTTTCATCATAGAACCGTATTTAGAAGTTAAGTAAATATTGCGTAACATCGAAGAGCTAATATTTTTACCGAATATTCTGTTCAATATTTTCGTAATTTCGCCAGACTTTTCAATTGCCTCACCATCTATATGAACTAAAAAATGGACGTTATACTTCTTATTTTTCAGTTTGTTTTTCTGCGGATGATGTTTTAGGTAATTATTGATTACACTCATCATGTCGTCTTCTATGTCAATTACAACCGAGTTATATTTGTGATCAGTCTTATAGTTGTTAAAAATGAATTGTTTATTCTTTACATCCAAATAGTTAAACTCTGTATCCGTCATATCATTCGATATTTTCATCAAACAATAGTCAATATTCCGCCGAGGTGGTTGTAGAACGTATAGAGACAAAATGAGATGATGAAGCATTTGCGTGTATTCTTTCTTGTTGGTTATTTTTTTACTGACTTTTAATGATTTCAATTTATCTTCAATTTCTGTTTGTGACATCCAGTTTTCTTTTTGTGTCTCTGTTTTTTCTGTTCTAACTTTTAGATCATTGTTCATTTTACTAAGCAATTCATAATATTGTTGGTAAAGGGGTTCATTTGTATTCTTTAGAACAACACAAGCTGAAATGATAAAACTACGTTGAGTGGTTGGTTTGTAGTCGTCAATAATGCTTAATACGTGCTTCATATTCTTTAAAAAGTTCAAATGGGTAACCTCTTTTCCATCATTCATTTTAGTCAAGTTTCTAGCGTATAGTTTTTGGCTAGACTCAGAAATTGGTTTGTCTCGTTGTTCGAATATAGATTTCAAAAAGGAGTTCATATATAGTATTGTTAGATTTTAATTTATTAGATTTTAATTTATTAGCTACAAATAAATAACTCCTAATATATATATGCCAACGCCAACAAATCAAGTATTATACGATAAGGTAAAAGAGGATGTTATGAATAGATACAAAAAGCCATCTGCTTACGCTTCGGGAGCAATAGTGAAAGAATACAAGAAACGTGGTGGTAAATATAAAGAAGATGGCGAAGAAAGAGACCTTGAACGCTGGTTTCTCGAAGAATGGAAGAACGTAGCGAAACCAAATCAATATCCAGTTTTAAGACCTACCAAGAAGATTAGTAAAGAGACACCATTGACACTAGATGAAATACCTAAATCTGTTTTAAATAAACAAGTAAAACTTAAACAAAAAATAAAAGGAGACAAAAACCTTCCTGAGTTTAAAGGAGGAAGCCTAAAGACAATTGAACTCAAGGATTTTCTTGAAGCTAGTTATTTAGAACCAGCACCTAACAAAATAAACGATTATACTTTAGACACAAAGTTATCAAACCTTTATGGTAAGGTATACACTAACTCTAAAATGAAGAAGGTTATTGTTTCGTTTCGTGGTACAAAAGAAGCGTCAGACTGGACAAATAACGCAGTCTTTGCGTTGGATTCAAATGCTTATAAATTAACCAACCGATATAAGACCGCTAAGAAGATGGTTGAATCGGCAAGGAAGAAATACAAAGGATGGCAATTTGAAATTATTGGACACAGTCAAGGCGGATTGTTAGTGAATACATTATGTAGCAAAAAAGATAAGGATTGTATAAGTTTAAATCCCGCTTACAAAAATGCGTCATTGAAAGACAATGAATACATCATTAGAAGCAGTGGTGACGTTGTCTCTACTTTATCAGCCCCCAAGAAATTTTTAAACTCAATCTTGTACCCCAACTGGACTAAAAACCATCTAATCACGATACCAGCGAAAACCAACAACCCATTGACCGAACATAAAATCGATATTTTAGACAGATTAGATCCAAACAAGAAAATAGGAAGGGGTGGAAGCAAAGCCACTGAAACGTGTTCGTGTGAGAAAAAGAGAGAACTAAAAAAGTATAGATTGAATGTTTGCTTGTCAACTATTTGAGCAAGACGCCGACAAAGATGCTGGGGTTTAAAAAATTGTTAGTTTTTTAATTCAATAAATCTAAATATTACCGAAAAGAAATATGTAGATTATCATATTTTAAGAAAATTTATAAATTTTCATTGGAGGGAATACCTACATTTATTTTATTGAGATAATCTATATTTTTCATGGTGGTAATATTTAGATTTCGGCATTGTTCTGTAAAATTATATGTCGAATTATATATATATGGCTTCGTTTACGCAACTTTTAAAATCGAGACAAATAGTCAACACAACAAATATAGATATTAACGCTGAAACAATTGATCGTATTATCAGTGATATCAGTAATATAGAAACATTGACGTCCACGCATACAGGTCAAATCGGCTCGAACTCCAGTGATATCGGTAATTTAGAAACATTGACGTCCACGCATACAGGTCAAATCGGCTCGAACTCTAGTGATATCGGTAATTTAGAAACATTGACGTCCACGCATACAGGTCAAATCGGCTCGAACTCCAGTGATATAAATGATTTACAAATATTGACGTCCACACATACAGGTCAAATCGGCTCGAACTCTAGTGATATCGGTAATTTAGAAACATTGACGTCCACACATACAAGCAATATAGGAAACAAACAAGATAAGTTAATAGCCGGTACAAAGATATCGATTGATGAAACAACTAATGTAATTTCGTCTACAACTGAAAAAGGAGACATAGGAGAAACTGGTCCGCAAGGTATACAAGGCGAAACTGGTCCGACTGGTCCGACTGGTCCGACTGGGGCTGATGGGGCTGATGGTGCTACTGGTCCGCAAGGTATACAAGGCGAAACTGGTCCGCAAGGTATACAAGGCGAAACTGGTGCTGATGGGGCTGATGGTGCTGATGGGGCTGATGGGGCTGATGGTGCTACTGGTCCACAAGGTATACAAGGGGAAACTGGTTCGCAAGGTATACAAGGCGAAACTGGACCAGCTGGTGCTGATGGTGCTGATGGTGCTGATGGTGTTACTGGTGCTACTGGTCCGCAAGGTATACAAGGTGCTACTGGTCCTGCGGGTGCTGATGGCGTTGATGGCGTTGATGGCGTTGATGGTGCTGATGGTGCTACTGGTCCACAAGGTATACAAGGTGCTGATGGTGTTGATGGTGCTACTGGTGCTGATGGTGCTGATGGTGCTACTGGTTCGCAAGGTATACAAGGCGTAACTGGTCCGACTGGTCCTCAAGGTCCGACTGGTGCTACTGGTGCTGATGGAATTGACGGTGCTGATGGCGTTGATGGTGCTACTGGTGCTACTGGTGCTGATGGTGTTGATGGTGCTACTGGTCCACAAGGTATACAAGGCGAAACTGGTCCGCAAGGTATACAAGGCGAAACTGGTGCTGATGGTGTTGATGGTGCTGATGGTGTTGATGGTGCTACTGGTCCGCAAGGTATACAAGGCGAAACTGGTCCTGCTGGTGCTGATGGAGTTGATGGTGCTACTGGTCCGCAAGGTATACAAGGTGCTACTGGTCCTGCGGGTGCTGATGGCGTTGATGGCGTTGATGGCGTTGATGGTGCTGATGGTGCTACTGGTCCTGCGGGTGCTGATGGTGTTGATGGTGTTGATGGAGGTGGTTCATCATTAGAAGCTGGAGCAAATATCGACATTACTGATGGGATAATATCAGTTACAGGAATCACAAATGGAACAATTGACAACGAAGCAACAAATATATTTTATGCGGTAAGATCCGATGCGGTAACAATTGGGGACACCACTTCTTTTATCAATTCTTTTGATAATCTTGTTAAAACGAACACAGATTTGTTTAATTTTACTGATGATTCCAAAGTTACCATTTTAAAGAGTGGTAATTATAGAGTTGAATTTATGTGTGCATTTTTTAACAGAAATACAACTAGAGCAATTATAAGAGTAGGGTGTCATATAAATGAAACATATGATAAAACGTTTGGAGGACAAGCAAGTTGTTACTTAAGACATTCAGATTACGCACGTTATGGGTCTTGTTCTAATTCTTTATATTTTTCTCTCAATGCTAATGATACGATAGAATTAGAAAGCAACGTAAACTACGAGACCGACTTTGGTTTTTCTTCCAATTTCAATTCTTCTATTCAACTAATACGTGGAAGCAATATACTAATCACGTATTTAGACCAAACTGGACCACAAGGAGATACTGGTGCTACTGGTCCTGCGGGTGCTGATGGTGTTGATGGTGCTACTGGTCCGCAAGGTGCTACTGGTCCACAAGGTCCAGCTGGTGCTGATGGTGTTGATGGTGCTACTGGTCCGCAAGGAGATACTGGTGCTACTGGTCCACAAGGTCCGCAAGGGGAGACTGGTGCTGATGGTGCTGATGGTGCTACTGGTCCACAAGGTCCTCAAGGTCCGACTGGTGAGCAAGGCATACAAGGTATTCAAGGTGAAACTGGTGGAGAAAAAGGAGATACTGGTCCACAAGGTCCAGCTGGTGCTGATGGTGCTGATGGTGCTGATGGTGCTGATGGTGCTGATGGTGCTGATGGAATTGACGGTGCTACCGGTGCTACCGGTGCTACTGGTGCTGATGGTGCTGATGGTGCTGATGGTGCTGATGGTGCTGATGGTGCGGATGGTGGTATAGCAACAACTCTTGGGTATGCTTCACATTTATATGAAGAATTTGGAATATTTACATCATCCATAACAAGTTTAACACATACATTTGAGAACACTTTCAATGTCAATGGAGGAACTCTTATTTTTACTTTTGAAACAACCGCATTTAAACCAAACGGTGGGACATCTACAATTACATATCAAATATTAACACCCAATAATGAAATAAGACACGTGTGTGATCATTCATTTACATTTACAGCACAACATCATAGGAACTTTCTACCAAAAACATGCGTAGTTCCTGATTTAATTGAAGGTGAATATAAAGTTCGAATAGTCAGAGAAGACACGTATTTTAGAGTAGATTCAGATTGTTATGTTGGTGGAATTGTACAAGAATTACCAAGATTATTAAATGAAACAATCCTCGTTTATACACCTACTACGAACACAATATTAAAAAATGCTATAGCTTATTTTATAGATAATACAGAATTATTACCGGATGGGATAAACTCCAACAAAAAAAGTGTAAATTCAATAAGTAATTGGGATGTTTCTGGTCTTACAATTTTTTCTAATGCATTTTATGTTGATTATTATGATTTTAATTCAGATATATCCCAATGGAATATGAGCAACGCCACTAACACTTCTGCTATGTTTTTTTTTTGTGAATCTTTTAATCAAAACATAGGAACTTGGGACATGTCAAAGAACGAAAATATGATGTTTATGTTTGCACAAGCTAAATCATTTAATCAAGATATAAGCAATTGGAATACGAGTAATGTAACAACCACAAATGGTATGTTTTATAATAATTTTCAATTCAATCAAAATATAGGAAGTTGGAATTTGTCAAACGTCACAAATACGAGAAGTATGTTTCAAGGTGCTACATCGTTCAATGGAAACATATTAAGTTGGGATACATCAAAAGTCACTGATATGGCGTATATGTTCAGCGGTTGTACAGATTTTTTACAAGATATACGAGTATGGAATGTGGATAGTGTTCAGGTGAATTATCCGGGCGGTGGTTTTACTGGTATGTTTGAAGGTTGTACTCGAATGTTAAACGCATTTCCAGAATTAGCAACATCAGAGGGTATAGTAGAATGGTTTGCTTCAAGTGATGGAGGAGGTTTCCTTAGTTAAAACGAATTGAAACATTAGTTGTCTTTTTTTATATTGAATATATATATATATGGCATCTTTCAGACAACTTTTAGCGTCGAGACAAACAGATAATACAGAAAATATTGAAGGAAATACCGCCAATATTGAGAGCTTGTTCATTACGACCACCGAACATATTGGAACATTAGCAAGTCATCAAACACAAATAGACACAAACGACGAGGACATCTTATCATTACAGGGTAGGTTGGATACAGAAGAACCAAAGACCTCAGCTTTACAATTACTTACAGCCAATCACACAAGTCAAATAGAGTCGAATGATGGTGACATATTGGCATTACAAGGGAGGTTAGACACTGAAGAACCGAAGACATCCGCTTTACAATCCCTTACAGAAAGTCACACAAGTCAAATAGAGTCGAATGATGGTGACATATTGGCATTACAGGGGAGGTTGGACGCAGAAGAACCAAAAACATCTGCTTTACAATTGCTTACAGCAAGTCATACCAGTCAAATAGAGTCGAATGATGGTGACATTTTAGCATTACAAAATCAAAAACAAGAGAATCTAAATACAGAATCCGATATAAGTATGAATAATTTGTCTCTAGAAAATGATTTACACATTAAGGGAGATTTAACTTTAGATGGTTCGTTTAATATCAATAATCTTATGTACAATAACACCACTATAAATAATGAAATCATTATATCTACACAATTAGATATCTCCAATCAAGGATTCGGTCCAGCGTTAAAAGTAAGTCAGTATGGAAATGGTGACACGAACCCAGTTGCCTTATTTGACGCAGGAAATGAAGGGGATGCTTTATTGATTGACTCGGTTGGAGACGTAATCATATATAAAAATTTGGCGGTTGGTGAAAGAAGTGTAAACCACGCATTCACACAAATAGACAATTTGGAATTACTCACTCAAAGCCATACAATTCAAATCGAGTCTAACGACGAGGACATCTTATCATTACAGAGTAGGTTGGACGCTGAAGAACCGAAGACATCCGCTTTACAAGAGCTAACTCAAAGCCATACAAGTCAAATAGAGTCGAATGATGGTGACATATTGGCATTACAAGGAAGGTTGGATACAGAAGAACCGAAGACATCTGCTTTACAATTATTAACCACAAGTCACACAAGTCAAATAGAGTCGAATGATGGTGACATATTGGCATTACAAGGAAGATTGGACACAGAAGAACCGAAGACATCTGCTTTACAATTGCTTACAGCAAGTCATACTAGTCAAATAGAGTCGAATGATGGTGACATTTTAGCATTACAAGGAAGGTTGGACACAGAAGAACCGAAGACATCCGCTTTACAATTATTAACCGCAAGTCACACAAGTCAAATAGGGGCTAACGATGGTGACATATTGGCTTTACAGGGTAGGTTGGACGCTGAAGAACCAAAGACATCCGCTTTACAATTACTTACAGCCAATCACACAATTCAAATAGAGTCTAACGACGACGATATATTAGCATTACAAGGAAGGTTGGATACAGAAGAACCGAAGACATCCGCTTTACAATTATTAACCGCAAGTCATACAAGTCAAATCGAGTCTAACGACGACGATATATTGGCATTACAGGGCGAAGTTAGTGGAAATACCAGTTCTATATCCGCTTTAGAAGAATCCAAACAAGACAAATTGACAGCAGGAACACATATAAATATTATCAACAATATCATAAGTGCCGAGTTTCCAGATGGCGAATATTCTAACACATTTTATGTCAATGATAATGAAGCAGGATTAAGTGGCTCGATACAACAAACACTCGACCTTATGGCACAACAAGAAGCCGTCGTATTGAAAATATCAGCGGGTTCGTATGGGATTGAAGATGTCGTAATAGACAATAAACGAAATATTGGAATACTTTGTCCATTGGTTGGAAATAGAACTATCACAGAATTAGCTGGAACAAAAACTTTAACCATAAGTAACTCTGAACGTGTACGATTAACTGGGTTACAAGTAAACGGGATGACTACTATTTCTGGGGATTTATTGAAACACTACTTTCATGGTATTAATTTAAATGGTGGTTTAACGATTCGCGGAGGTGGTTCAATTCCTTTTGAAGAATGGATGATCATAAGTGATAGCGACATTATGTCTCTCAATGTCAGTAACTTCACAGGGATTTTATACCTATATCGTTGTAATTTTTCAAATGCCTCTACTTTTATATTGAACCCATCGTTTTCGTATCAACAGATCGTTATGATTGATTGTCAAGGAATTCCTGATGATGTAACTTCGTTCAACGCCACAACGGGGTCTTATTTGCCGATTGGTTTAACTGGGTTCTATAGAAATGGAAATCAAACCATAGCGAATTTGTCTGAGCGTTATTATACTCGTAATGAAACCCCGTTACAATTGAACGAACTAACCAGTAAAGATTATGTAGATAGACAACTGGAGACGAAACAAGATGTTATTGAGGATGGTGGTTTATCTATTGCTAAAACGGCTAACTTACAGAGTTCATTAGAGGCAAAACAAGATGTTATAGCAGAAGGTGATTTAAATATTTCGAATATTGCTGAATTACAAACTTCATTAAACGCAAAACAAGATGTAATTGTGGATGGTGGTTTATCTATTGCTAAAACGGCTACCTTACAAACTTCATTAAACGCAAAACAAGATGTAATTCCGGTAGGTGGTTTAACTATCGCCAAGACGGCAAATCTACAAACTTCATTAAACGCAAAACAAGATGTAATTGTGGATGGTGGTTTATCTATTTCTAAAACGGCTAACTTACAGAGTTCATTAAACGCAAAACAAAATGTTATTCAAAATGGTGGGTTATCTATTGCGAAAACAGCAAATCTACAGACTTCATTAGACGCAAAACAAGACGTCTTGACGGCGGGAAATAATATCACGATTGATGTAAATAATGTCATTTCTTCGAGTGTAGACCAAGGCGAACAAGGCGAACAAGGGATTCAAGGTTTGACTGGTGCTGATGGTGCTGATGGTGTTGATGGTGCTGATGGTGTTGATGGTGCTGATGGTCCGCAAGGTATACAAGGGGAAACTGGTGCTGATGGTGCTGATGGTGCTATTGGTCCGACTGGTCCGGCTGGTGCTGATGGTGAAGTTACCCTAGCCCAATTGAACACAAAACAAGACGTCTTGACGGCGGGAAATAATATCACGATTGATGTAAATAATGTCATTTCTTCGAGTGGTGGTGAGGGTGGTGGAGGAATAACCCAACAAGAACTGGACGAAGGACTGGAGACGAAACAAGACATTCTGACCGCAGGGGAAAATATATCTATTGTAGGTTCAACTATTAATTCAGGAAGCAGTGCGTATTTTCTCTGTTTTTTGAACCTTAATTATACAGCCTTGATATTAGGTGATTATGCGAGATTTCAAGCAATTTCGTTCCAAAAACCTAATACAGGAACAATGGTTGAGCAAAATAGAGGACATGCATATACCATACAAGAAACAGGAATATATTTGATTGGATACTCACTAACCATGTTGAATAAGGGAGGAACAACAGCAATACAAATTGTATATGTAAGAAATGGGGTTGAAAAAAGTATAACATACAATGGTATAACTATACCAACGTCTGAAAATAGAAGTATTATTTTTCCATTAGAAGCAGGTGACCTTATAGCTGTGAAATATAAATCAGGAAACGCAGGTTATCTAACGCTTTATGGAACACCGTCTACAGAAAATATACAGACAAATATGTATGGATACAGAATCGCATAAAAACCATTCCAATTTAGAATAATATTTATATATAATATGGAAAAAGACAAATTATCTATAATCGTTCAAGACCTTAAATCAAAACGAGATGCCTTGTCGTTGGCACACGAACAACTTAAAAAAGACAGCGATGACTGGAATAAATGTATCATCGTTTTGTCTCTCGTTACGGGAATGTTTGAATCTATGAAAATACAAATGGGATGGCAAAGTGATGCGGTCGCATTAGTTCCAATAGCTTTATCGTCCGTCATTGCGTCCGTATCGGCACTCATTAAGTTTAAGAAGTTTCCGGAACAAATGGAGGTTATTTTACAATCACAAATGCTTTTAACGCATACACTCAACAACGCCCGAAACCAATCCGAAATGAACCCACAATTACATAAGGAATACAACGATGCTTTAGAAAAGTTAGAAATTAGTATATATCCCGATGTACGTCGTAAATATCTGAAAATATCGCACAATAACCTGATATCTATTGTGAAACAAGAAGTGAAGTTTTTCGATTTGCTTCAAAAAGCAAAGAATGGAGAACCTATGTCAGCCAACAGCAGTTTGTCGTCGAACGAAAACATAATACGAACGGACGAATATGAACTTTAGGTGTATGGTGTACAATATTGACCATAATATTGCGAACCATATCCGCCGTGACATTATTTAGGGAAAATCCCAACTTTCCGAAAAATAAAATCTAAACATATATTATAATGTTCGACAACCTACCAAAGAAATATTTGATTTATATGATATGTTGTAATGTAACCAACAAAAAATACATTGGTCACACTTCAAACCTCACGTCTCGTCTTGCGGTTCATTTAAGCACCTACAAAAATCAGTCGTGTATGTGTACATCCAAAGAAGTATTTAAAGGCGAAAATTATAATTGTATTGTTCTTGAGGATAATTTAGACAATAAATTGAAAGCAAAAGAACGAGAGCTATTTTATATGGGTGTCTTCGATCATAGTGTTGTAAATAAGAACAGACCAATGCTGGTTGATATGAAGGACTACCAAAAAGCATACCAAAAGGAATATAGAAAAAAACAACGGATTCCACCAGTGACTCATAGTTTATCAGAGTTCATGTAGAGACAAATATTAACTAGGAAGGTATTAAAGATAAATGAAAAATTGATTTAAAATCTTACTATATATATATATAAGAATGACTCATCCAAAAAATAGTGAATATGTGAAAAAATGGCGTGAAAACAACAAAGAACTCAATTTACAACGAGCAAGTAGATACTCCACCAAATACTATTGTTTCAAAAGACAACAAACCCTTTTATTCCGGATCGACCCCTCCCTATTTCTTTAGGGGTTTTCTTACTATAAAAAATCGCTGATTCTTTAGGGATTTTTTATATATATATTTATAAAAATTGATTTAAAAAAATCTTACTCATATATATAATGAACAACGAAGAACCTCAATTCTTGAAAAACATCCCACACGAATACATTTTGCTACCTAAGATTAAAGGCAAAGGAAAAGATAAGATTAAAGGCATTGGTAAAAATTGGACATATGAACAATGTGAATATGAAATGTCCAAAGACCAATACATCAGTTGTTGCTATTATTTAAAAGATACAAATTATGCCGTAGTCGATATTGACGACCCAAATTATACATTAGAACAATTCTATGAAGCCACCAAAATGGAAAAGAGTTTTTATACAAAAGGCAATACAAAAGGGTTCCATATTTGGATGGAGTTTCCACAAAACAAAAATGAAAGAATGAAAAAAAATATCGTTAATTGTTCCGATTTAACAGTGATTGACTATTTAGGAGAAAAAGTATTTGAACGAGTTGGTAAAGAATGGTTCAAGGGCGAACACGATGACCCTTCTTATTTTGATTCAGAAAGTTTTAAGAAATGTTTTCAGATGGACAAGTTACAAGAAAAAAAAACACCCACCAACACTCCCACCAACACTACTACCGAAGATGTAAGTCTTCTTCAATCGATTGTTAACATCATTGCTATTTCCTATTTGGATGACCGAGATGCTTGGATAAAAATTATATGTGCTATGAAAAAATGCGGTTTCACGGAAGAACAAGCAAGACAAACGTCTATGAAAAGCGAACGATTTACGGATGATGGTTTTATTGCTTTGTGGAATAGTTACTCTATTGAAAATATCACGGCAAGTGAAGGCACATTACGGCATTATGCTAAATTATCGAATAATGACCTATATTATAAGATGACTGCTAAACCATTTTCAACAGAACCAACGGATAGAGATTTTTCTGAATTATTTTGGGAACTAGCTGGGGATTGTTGTATCGTATCTAATAGCACTATGTACCTATACTATCGTAATCAGTGGAGAATTATAGATAAGAAAGAACCGCATATTTTGCGAACAATGATTGGTGATACTATCAGAGAACATTTTGAGAAACAATTGGGTAATTTAAAAGATGATATGAAACAATATGCGATTACACTTAATCACCTGAAAGAAGTATGTAAGAAAAATAAACTCAGTAATGTTTGTAGTTTTGTAATGGATAAAATGTATAGCGAACATTGTGACACAGAAGATATATTTGATAACAAACCATATATATTTGCGTTCAAGAATAAAGCGTTTGACTTGAAGACAGGATTGCCCTATGACATCAAAAAAGAAGATTATATCACACAAAATACTGGTCGTGATTATGTTAAACCTACTGATGAACAATTAGCAACGGTTGCGAAAGTATTTAATAGTATCTTTCCTGACCCTGAAGTTGGAAAATGTTATTTGAGTGTGTTAAGATTATCTTTGTCAGGAGAACACCCTGAAAAATTATTTATTGCGAATGGTCAAGGTAGAAATGGTAAAGGGCTATTGAACGAACTTGCTTTCAAAATGTTAGGAGATTATGCTTACAAACTATCTATTGAGGTTTTAACCAAAGAAGTGAAGAAAACTGGTGCCAATCCTGAACTAGCCAATCTCCATAAAAAGAGAATGGTAGTCAGTAGCGAACCTGAAGATGGTTGTAAAATTCAAACTGGTTTTGTGAAAGAATTGACCGGTTGTGCGGAAATTTCTGCTCGTGGATTATACAACGGGAATACTAAAACACAATTAAATATGGTTTTGATAATGGAATTAAACAAAAAACTATTATTGAGTGGACGGATGGATACAAGTGTCTTGGAGCGTATTGTAGACATTCCTTTTGAAAGCACTTTCGTGTCAAATCCTGATGATGTAGATGAAAGTAATGGCATCTATAAAGGCAATTTAGATTATAAGACAGAAGCATGGCAAGAAGAACATTCGTGTGCATTCTTTCAATATATTTTGGAAAATGCTGAAAAGACATTGTATGTACCTGAGCGTATTAGAAACCTATCCAAGCAATATGTTTTGGGTAGTGATGAGATGTATGGATGGATGATGGAAAATTATGAAGCAACAGACAATACCGAATTCGTGAAGTTGAAAGATGTGTTTGACTTATACAAGGCAAGTGACCTATATTCTAACCTTACTAAATTAGAGAAGAGAAACCTCAACAAGAAAGCGTTCAGCGATTTGATTAGTCATCATATCGTTTTGAAGAAACAGTTCCGTACAGGTCAAGCAAAAATTAATGGAAAGAAAATTGATTGTGAGAGGATACACGGTCTTAAAATGAAAGGTGATGAGTCTGACGATGAAGATTTGGGTGGTCAATGTTGAAAAGTGAAGAAAGGGAAGAAATCCTGCCCCTGATTCGTAAAACTATCTACTAGTTCATCTCATGTAGACACTTTATCGTATTTGGGGCAGGATTTCTTCCCTTTCTTCACCCCTTTTCCTTTCTTTCTTTCTTTAGAATATATTCTATATTCTATTCCTTCCCTGTAAAAAAAATAATGATAATGATAATGATAATAATAATGATGATAATAATAAAAAACCTACGTATACTTCTTACGACAAAGTCCGCAAATATATCAGTAAGATAACTTAAAGAGAACCTACATAGTTATTTATTACTTCAATATGAACCATAAAGAACTATTTATCGCCAATACAATCCTTAAAATGAGGGAATATCAAAAAATCAATAAAGTCAAGAAGCAATGTACGACAAATTGCCAATATCTCTACGATTGTATCAAATACAACATTGACGTTAAATTATCAGTAAGACCTATATATGTCGTTTCTATTGACGAAGATACATTCACCCTTATGGGGGGACACGTGGTCGTAATGCTACGAGACACTTTGTTAGAACCATCGTATGATGTCCATACAATGAAAAACAAGAAATATTACCATAATATAAGCGACGTATTAAGTGCGTATAAAATACCTGATAAAAGCATATTAAAAAAAGCAATAAAAGACCATATTAATTTTCAAAAAACAGCAGATGAAATCAATAGCGGAGTTATACTAATCACCAGTAGAGAACATTACAATAAACAAGCAGATTATGTGGAATGTTCAAAAAAACAATAAAAAGAAATTATATGTGTAAGATATAATGAAAACTCACAACGAACGTCAACTAGAAAAGTTTTTGAAGTTAAAACAAAAATACGGCGATTTTGTTCGAGTCGATAATGTCTGTGTGTTTAGGGGCAAAAATAAAGCAGTTTGTGTAAATATTGATTTTGATTTAATTGAACCTCACCATAAAAGATGATATGACGCATAAGCTGGACTATACGGATCGGCGTCTTTCCATTTTTTGTTTCGTTTCAAAAACTTTTGTCTCCTTTCCTCGTCTCTATGTTTAGTAAAATCTTGATAGAGAGATGAACCGAAATGGATTCTCTTGTCAGTATATGGATCTATCAACATATATTTTTTATTCTTTCGAGTCGAAAAGTAGATTTGAACCTCGTCTCCATACAAGTTCTTTGCTCGTTTTAAAACAACAGCTGGATCGCTAACTCCCTCAATATTCATATATATTATACAATAGTTTATTTTCAAAAACTTTTGTCTGTGTATAATATATATGTACATTCTATCCATAGTTCGCCACGATATCAATCACGGAGAAATGGATATATTCCTGCCAATG